ATCTGGATTGCCGCCCTGGAAAACAAACTCCGTAACAGCAAAGACAATGTTGTTATCAGTGATTGTCGTTTTCCAAATGAAATTAAAGCCATTAAACAAGCCGGCGGCAAAGTAATTTGGGTGCAACGTGGAGAGCTGCCAAGCTGGTATATCATGGCTGGGAAAGCAAATCGAGGTGATGCGGTTGCCGCGGAAAAACTTAAAAGCCTGGGTGTTCATGCCAGCGAAACAGCCTGGATTGGTACCAATTTTGATCGCGTACTAGACAACAATGGAACCATGGATCAACTCTATGCACAGATCAATGATCTGGTGCAAGATCTCCAGGCTTCCACGGCAAATCACTCCGAGTGATTTCCACCGAGCAGTTCATACAAATAGTTTTTAAGTTTCTAAAATCGCAGTTGTTTAAATTTCCATCCAAATGATACACCATTAACTGTGCTGTTGTTCTTGCTTTGAAACCACATCTATCGCATGTGGTTTTCTTTTTGTATCCAGCCAACTGCCATCTAGGTTTCACTGCTGGGAATTTTTTTTGTTTTCTAATGCAGGCATTGCATCTTGAACGATAGTAGATTTTATCATTGTGCCAGCCATTGACTGCAGCCAGGCTTTTATTACATACTTTACATAGTGGTCGCATATTTTATTTAGTCACAAACCTTAATTAAGGTACCGTAACCTGGGCATCTTTTGCCGTAACCGATAAATATCAGTAACATTTTTAAAGGATGCAATTATGGCACTAGTATCTCCCGGCGTTGAAGTCACAGTAACTGACGAGTCGAACTACATTCCAGCGGCAACTAACTCCGTACCTTATATTTTGATAGCAACTGCTCAAAATAAAATTTCTGGTACCGGCATTGGGGTAGCACCTGGCACATTGGCAGTTAATGCTGGCAAAGTTTACTTAGTAACAAGTCAAAGAGATTTGGCTGCTACTTTTGGTAATCCGTTCTTCTACAAGACATCGGCAGGCACACCAATCAATGGTTATGAACTAAACGAATACGGATTATTGGCTGGATTCTCAGTGCTGGGAATCAGCAACCGTGCCTACGTTCAGCGAGCCGATATTGATTTGTCAGAACTCACTGCCAGTTTAACACGTCCACTGGGAAGCCCAACAAATGGTACTTATTGGCTAGATACCACCAGCACAGCATGGGGTATCTTTCAATGGAATGCCACCACTGGCGCATTTGTTGATCGTACACCAATTGTTATTGATAGTTCTACTCAACTCGACGGTGGCGAGCCAAGCAACAGTATTGGTAACATTGGTTCCTACTGTGTTGACACAACCAATGCCAACAATCCAATTTATTATAAGGCGCCTGGCAATACTTGGGTATTAGTTGGCAGCGACGCCTGGAAGTTGCAACATCCCACTATACAAGGTACCTTGAGCCTGACAGGTGTAACCCTCACTGCTGGCAATACAATTGTCATCAACGGAACATCAGTGGCAGTTCCAGTGGCGCCAAACAATAATGCAGAAGGCCTTGCCACTGCAATTAACAACGCATCTATAACTGGTGTAGAGGCAGCCGTTGATTCCAGCGGTCGGTTGACAATCTCAGCAGACAGCACAGCCGAAGCTGATGGTTCCACTGACGATGGTGGCATTGTCAATATTGATCCAGCTAGCACAGCAGGATTATTGACCACCGTTGGTATCACAAGCGGAACGTATTATACTCCAGCTCTGCAACAAAGCCCAAATTACACAGTACCGCGTTGGAGAAGCACCGACACTCAGCCACATCCATCTGGATCTGTATGGCAGATGTTGACCAATGTCAACTTGGGTGCCAATATTGTTGTCAAACGTTATGACGCAATCCTGGGAGCATTTGTCACACAAAGCACTCCAATTTATGCTAACGATGCAGCCGCAAACCAAGCACTTGATCCTTCGGCTGGTGGTAGAAATATTCCGCTTGACAGTTTGTATGTTGAATATAACACTGACCCAGAGTTAAATGACAATGATGTTTATATCAACACATCAACGTTGAAAGTATTTCAACGTTGGGCAACTGGTGCCACCATAATCAGTGGCAACGAAGTTAACCCAGTGTTTACAAACAGCAACACCTTTACACTCCAGGCTAGTACTGCTAATAGTGGTACTTTGTCAGCACCTGTGACTGTCACAATAGTTGGTACTACCCCTGCTGATTTCTGTGCGTCTGTTTCAGCAGCCGGTGTTCCTTTTGTGACTGCGACAGTATCATCAGAAGGTGCAATAACATTGTCACATGTACAAGGTGGAGTTATTGCACTTAAAAACACATTTGGATCAGCAATCACCACTGCTGGATTTGTTGACACAGTGCAAGGTATACGCAATGGTACCGGAGAGTATACCGGAGGTGTGATTTTATCAAACTGGGAAGTGTTAACCTATACTTCTTCTGCTACTGCACCAAGTCTAGATCCTGCAGATGGTCGTTATTGGTATTATAGTGCAACTAATCAAGTTGATATTATGATTCAAGGTGGGTCTGGATAGGAAGGCTATCGCAACGTCAGCGTGGATGTGCGCGGCTACAATCTAACACAGACTGATCCAAACGGCCCAATTATTTCAACAACTGAGCCACTGACTCAAAGTGATGGCACATCGTTAGAGTACGGTGATTTATGGATTGATACCAGCAACTTGGAAGTATACCCGCTGATCAAACGCTGGGAACTGTTCAACAGTATTGCACAGTGGGTTACCATAAACAACACTGATCAAACTACCAGCAATGGTATTTTGTTTGCTGATGCACGTTGGGCTACAAACGGCACAACTGATCCCATCACTGACAATATTCCAACTATCAAGAGTTTGTTGACCAGCAACTATCTTGATGTAGATGCACCAGACTCAACGTTGTATCCAACAGGAACTTTGTTATTCAACACACGTCGATCAGGATTCAATGTTAAAACATTCAGCACAGATTATTTTAATCCAACAAGTTTCTCTGTTGATGGATACAGCAGTGTTACAAACTATGTGGTGAATGATTTAGCATTGTACGAAGGTATAATCTATATTGCTATTGCCCCAGGTCAAGGAAATCTACCAACAGATCCAAGCTACTGGAGTGAGTTGCAAACCAATGCTTGGGTAACTTCTTCGGGTAACAAAGCAGATGGCAGCCCATACATGGGACGGTTATCACAGCGTCAGCTGATCGTGGCCGCAATGAAGAGCGCAATTGATACCCAGGATACATTGCGTGAAGAACAAAATCAATTCAATTTGATTGCTTGCCCAGGATATCCAGAATTGATTACCAACATGCTACGTCTTAACAACGAGCGTAGTAACACAGCATTTGTTGTAGGTGATACACCAATGCGGTTGGCTCCAAATGGAACAGATATTGTTGCCTGGAGCACTGACAACAGCGGTCTTGGATTTACAACTGGTGACGGCCTCACAACATCAAGCCCATATGTTGGTGTGTTCTATCCAAGTTGCCAGACCACAGATCTAAGCGGAAGCATTGTGGTACAACCACCAAGCCACATGATGTTGCGTACTATTGTGCGCAGTGACGAAGTTGCTTATCCATGGTTGGCACCAGCTGGTGTACGTCGTGGCGTAATTGACAATGCTGACCGCATTGGATACATTGATGCCGCAACTGGCGAGTTTATAACTATTGCAACTGGCCAAGGACTGCGTGATGTGTTGTATCTTAACAAGATTAATCCAATCACATTCATTCCAGGTGTGGGTATTACCAACTATGGTAACAAGACTGAAAGTGCAGTTGCAAGTGCGCTTGATAGAATCAACGTGGCTCGATTGGTTGCTTATATCCGTGGTAGACTCAACGAAATTGGTAAGACATTTGTGTTTGAACCAAATGATCAAATCACACGCAACGAGTTTACTAATGCAGTTGATGGTTTGATGATTGACTTGGTGGCAAAACGTGGTATTTACGATTACCTAATTGTGTGTGACCTCAGCAATAATACTCCTGCTCGTATCGACAGAAACGAACTATGGATGGATATTGCTATTGAGCCTGTAAAAGCTGTTGAGTTTATCTACATACCGGTACGCATTAAGAATACTGGAGAATTGGCTTCTGGCCAAATTGCTAGCTCATCGGCCGCGGCCTGATTAGAACATAAATAAACATATACAGGAGATTACACAATGGCTGTTTCATCACTAACTAGAATGACAGTGCCTTTGGCAAGCGATCAAAGCAATCCAACTCAAGGTCTGCTCATGCCAAAACTTAAATACCGCTTCCGGGTGGTATTTGAAAATCTTGGAGTAAGCACACCAAGAACCGAACTCACAAAACAAGTGATTGACTTTACGCGACCATCAGTGACATTTGATGAGATCCCAATTGAAATTTACAACAGCCGCATGTACTTGGCTGGTAAACACACCTGGGAAATGGCCACAGTTAACTTGCGTGACGATGCATCTGGTGAAGTAAGCCGTTTGGTTGGCGAGCAATTACAGAAACAAATGGACTTTATGGAACAAGCATCGGCTGCTGCCGGCAATGACTACAAGTTCTTGACACGTTGTGAAATTCTTGATGGTGGCAATGGTACATCAGCTCCTGTGGTACTTGAGACCTGGGAACTGTATGGTTGCTATTTAAATCAAGTAAACTACAATGACTTGAACTATGGATCAAGCGAAGCAGTGACTGTTACAATGCAAATCAGATTTGATAATGCTTTGCAAACTCCAATTGGTTCTGGCGTTGGTGCAACAGTTGCTCGACTAGCTGGGTCAGTAGTAACTGGCACAGGAAATGCTGGCTAATAGCACTAAATGGCATTCGGACAAGATTTTCTCAAAGCTTTCTTTGGGAACGATTATGTAAGAGACTATACACATGCTTCAAAGGTCTTTAGATCTGCTGGCTATGAAAATTCGCCAAAGTTTAAATTCCTTTTTCATGTGTATTTCAATCTGAATACCACAGAGATACCGCAACTTGGTAATATTTTTTCTACACCTGATACATCAACTATTGGGTTGTTGGTTAAAACAATTGATCTCCCAAAATTCAAATTAGATATCGAAGTACTAAATCAATACAATCGTAAACGAGTCATACAGAAAAAAATTCAGTATGATCCAATATCAATAAAATTTCATGATGACGGTGGCGACTTAATCCGCACAATGTGGTACAACTACTATTCGTACTACTACAAAGATCCCAATCAACCCTACCGTGGTCAGACCAACACAAATGGTAGCATTGGACAAAGTGCTACTCTCAGCAATGGATTTGATTATAACTCTCGTGACATTTATGTAAACAATCGACAGGTCAACGACTGGGGCTACATTGGCGAAAGCTATTATGATAACACCACTGCCAGTGGTGGCAAGCCGGCCTTCTTCAAAGATATCAGCATATATGGATTTAATCAACACAAATTTGTTGAGTATGTATTAATTAATCCTATGATATCAGAATGGTCACATGACACCTATGACTACAGTCAAGACAATGGTGTCATGGAAAATAATGTAAACATAACATACGAAACGGTGAAATATTATTCTGGCGCCATTGGCGGAGTACGACCTGATACTAATGTACAGGGATTTGCGTCACCAAGTTATTATGACCAACAATCAAGTCCTTTAAGCCGTCCGGGCGGAACTCGTAGTATAATTGGTCAAGGTGGCCTACTTGACGCTGGTATAGGAATAATTGGTGACTTGCAAGCAGGTTCAGTGGCCGGAGTCATTGGCGCAGTACAAAAAGCCGGAACAGTGTATAACACTTATAAAAATACTAGTATTAGATCAGTTGCAACTGAAGAGGCAATTGGAGCAGTGCAAGGAGTGTTGCGAGGAACCAGTCAAGGCAATGCATCTAGCTCTGCAATTAATTCGTTGATCCCGGCTAACTTTACACAAAATGCAGCCACTGCACTGCAACGTCCAATATTTCCAACACCCAAGAAGTAAACCATGGGCACAGTAAATCAAATAAATGTCAATGTTGATCAAACAGTTAGAATTTTTGATCAGTTTTATAGATATGAAGTTGTTGTGCCGGTCAATGAGTACGATGCAGTCAACAGTTTTTTTGTTTCAATCTACAAAGATAAAGAAGCAGCCAGAAACTTTACCACATCACTATTTTATATTTCTCAACAGACCAATGTACCAGCGTTGACTCTATTGAATCAAATACAAGGGCAAAATTCAGTTGAGTTGACCCTGACCATGACTTATTTTTTAAACGGAATCAGAAGCCCAAGCACATTGCTAGGCATTAATTCTGCCATCACTCCAAACTTGTTTACAGCACGTAATGTATTAGCATGAGCAATTTTGCACAAGGGGTGTATCAACTACAAAACCCCAAAAAGTATGTGGGCAAAGGTAATCCTAGATATCGGTCAGGGTGGGAATGGAGTTTTTTTCAGTTTTGTGACAACAACAATGCAGTGCTTGAGTGGGCCAGCGAAGCAATTGCAATAAAATATCTTAATCCAGTCACTGGCAAAATGAGCAACTATATACCTGATGTATTTTTGCGTTATCAAACACGAAACGACAAAGTGTGTACTGAGCTAATAGAAATCAAACCCAAAAGTCAAAGCATGGTCACAGAACGAATGAAAGATCGAGACCGTGCCATTGTTGCCATAAACCATGCCAAGTGGGCCGCAGCTCAGGCTTGGTGCAAACGTGCCGGAATAGTTTTTAGAGTAATCACTGAAGAACAGATGTTCCGCAACGGTGGCAAAAAGCGGTAAATACCGCATGACACGCAAACTCGAAGAACTGTTTAATATTTCATCAGACCATGGTGACATAGATTCGTCTGATGATCAATCCGGCGATGACATTGAAAAAAATCTACCCATACTTCCGGAAACACTGGCTGCAATTGATAAAATTGAGCAAGCCCTTCCTGCGGTTCGCGGATTAGAGGCCAGCGACGCCGAAATGGATGGCCTGGCCACCAAGGCCACAGAGAGTTTTGATAATCTCATGGATCTTGGTATGCAGGTGGATAGTAGATATGCCAGCGAAATATTTGCAGTGGCCAGCCAAATGCTGGGTCATGCTATTACTGCAAAAACTGCTAAAATGAATAAAAAGCTAAAGATGATCGACTTGCAATTGAAGAAAGCCAGATTAGATCAAGTGGAGGCTGGCGGCACAGCATTACCCAATGCCGAGGGGCGTGTGCTTGATCGCAACGAGTTGTTGAAACATCTAACACAACTTGGCGCAGAAAAATCCAATAACGGTAAATAACACATTAGGACTGAATTTATGAAAACATTTGTGCAATACTTAACAGAAAGCGAAAAAACGTTTGACTATCGCATCAAGATTTGCGGCGATACTCCCCCGGACTTTGTAAAATCTTTGAAAGAAAAGTTAAAAAAGTTTGACCCAGTTAAGATTGGCGAACCAAAGAAAACGCCGATCCAGTCTAAACTAGTTGACTTTCCAGACTATCCAAATGAAGCAGTGACCATCATTGATAGCACATTTCGTT